GAAGCCACCCTGGTCCACGAGCTGCTGCACATTCACTTTGCCCTGGTGGACGATTACCAGAATCTTTCGCTCGACTTGTTCGAGCAATCCATCGAGGCGATCGCCCAGGCCCTGATGAGACTGCACCGGCAAGCCGAAGATCGCCTTACGGGCGCGAACCCGAAATGAGCCGCCACGGATACCTCATGGACCAGGCGCGCACCCGGCTGAAAGCCATGCGCCGCGAAGGTTCGAAACGCTGCCCCGGCTTGAATCTGCCCGGCGGCGCCGGAATCGAGATGCCCTGCGAACGCACCATCAGCGCGAACACGATGCTGTGCAAGGAGTGCTCCGACGTTCTGCGGGCGTTCGTCCGCAAGCATCGACCCGAGCGATTGACGGGCGCTGCCTGACGGATTGCGGCAAGATGGGATCTTTGCGATGCCGACACCGGAAGAGATCAACTACTGGCTCACCGTTAGGCTGACCGCATATATCTGGTCTTGCGACCCGGAAACCTGCTGCGAGTCGATGCAGGCCCGAGTAGGCCGCATATCGCCGAACCAGGGTTCCGGGTATCCGTGGATCCGGAGGGAAAGGCTCTGGGAGGGGAAGTTTTACTCCGATCCCGATGCTGCCGAGCGAGAGCAAATTCGGCAGGAGCTTGCGCACGCAGCCAACACGCACGGCATCGCACTCGACGAAGATTCCTACGGCGAGATGGCTGAAAGCAAGCGCGAACCAGCACCCAACACCTAGCACCCAGAACCGCCTTCAAAATGGCTGGCATGATGGACTCCCGAAGAACAGCGCGCGCGGGGCGGGCCCGCAAAGCCAAAGCCAAGGAGGTCCCTATGGCGAAGGCCTCGTATATCCCCGAGCCCGTTATGGGCGATCTTCTGCGGGAGCAGTTGGATTACCTGATCGAACATACGGAAGTACATTTACAGTGCGGATGTGGGGAATGCCGTCGATTTCTACGGGCACAGGCCGTTTTACTGGAGATTTTCATACCGAAATCCAAGCGCAGGGCTACATAAGTCCAGTTACGATCAAACACACAGGACGCAGCTTTTTTCTTTGGCGAGCTTCGAGCGTTAGATGCACCCGTGGGATAGGCCAATGGTTGAGCGCTTCGGTGCCGCGCGCCGCCTACCGCATGGTTCCAGAGTAGAGAGGCCGCGGCTTTAGCCGAACGGCGAATAGGAGGACCCACATGCCGCGCTTTGAATGCTATCAGTGGAAGCCGGGCGACGGGTCGCTTTGCGTGGAGTTCCATGCGTTCGGCTACCGGGTGATGCGCTGGTGGGTGCGCCGGCCGTTGATCCGCTTATCTGACTTCTGGTGGTGGGCCAAAGATGCGCGACTTAATTAAAACCCCAACGCTCTATCGCGGTCCCTTGAACCGTAAGCCCAAGCTGATCGGTGCGCCTACCGGAGGTTCATTACATTCTCTTGCTGGTGTGTACCTGCCAAGAAGGGCGAAATTACCCAAGAGATTGAGCGAGTGGGATCCGGAATCGAGCACGGTGAGCCAGTTGGAGCCAAGGGCGGATTAGGCGAATCATTCATCCCATGTACACCCGGCGCCAGGCGATCTCGATGGCATTGATCAGCGGAACGATGCCCATGGCGCACGGCGTGGAAGGCACCCCCCGCGACGTCTCCGTGGACCGTCTGAACAGGTTCAACGAGACCATGCGGGACTTCACCGCGCAACTGCGCCAGCACCGCTTCGACGTGCGGGAAGCACGGCTGCTGTCGAAGCTGTGGCGTGACGTAGAGCAGTCTGGAGAATGGCCCCGCGATTGAACAGGTGCTGGGTTCTGGGTGCTGGGTGCTGGCTAGGCGTGCGTGCTCTACGGAGCCGCCGGCAGGAGTTGCCACGGTAAGGGTCAACGCTCTTCCTCCCCGAGGAGAAAATCCCCTGAAGCGCCAAACCAGCACCCAGCACCGAGCACCCAGAACCCTTTTTTTTATGAGCGCACAAAGTCTCCTCATCGCCGCGGCCATATCGAGCCTGCTGCTCGGAGTATCCGAACTGCGCAGGCACGTCGTGCTGCCGGCCATCCACGCCATTCACCGGGTGGAGAAGCGCGTAGCGCGCAAGCTGCATCACCAGCACCCAGCACCTGATACCCAGAACCCGAGGCCTTAAAAGCTATGTCACCGCAAGACACCAACGCCTTGATCGACAAGGCGCTCGATTACGCGCTCGACGGCAACAAGGGCTCTAACATCCTGGTGGCCGTGCTGGTTCCATTGCTGGGCGCGCACATCAACTGGTCTCTGGCGTTGGGGTGCTTCGAGTGCCCGGGGAGCGAGGCGGAACTGTGCAAGGTCTTCGGCCTGGTTCTGATCGCTGTGTTCGGCTATCTGGTCGGGAAGAAAAAGCCCTGATCCTGCAGCTAAATCCACCGATCCCGCTCGATACCCCGCGCGGAGCTGCCTGGGCCCATCTCGTCCTGGACTACGGACAGGAGCATGACGTCTTGTGGGGCTGCTTTCTCAAGTCCACCGGAGAATGCTGGTGGGTTTCTAATAGAGATGTTCGGTTAGAGAAGAACTGGAGCCTCGGCGTGCGCTCTACCGAAAAGCCATTGATAGTCTGGTGAGCTGAGTAACTCCAATGACTATTTACATCGTACAGGTCGATCGCTTGGATGGGTATGTGATGGCGATGGACGCCAACGACCCAACCATGCGCACGGTCGCCACGCAACGGGGTGCGGCGCTCGCGGGCCTCATTGAGAAAGCCCTGGCAGCATCAGAAAGCCACTACATCAGCATCGACGAGATTATCGACATAGACCCGCTGGCCGCCGTTCGGGAAAAGCCTCAAGCACGGGAAGACGCGCATGCGGCAGGGGCCGCCTGACAGCCAACCGCGCACCCATTGGCCCATCATCACTCCGGCTCTACGGCATCCGAAGCCCGCCAACCCATAAGCAGCTTCCAAACAACTTTCAGATAAGGAAATTCCTCAACATGAAACTATCAGTAGTCTCTATGTCAAAAGGTAAAGGCAAGATGAAGCGCGGTCCCCTGCGCTCAACGACCATTACCAAAGCCAAGAACGGCTTCATGGTATCGAAAGAACACGAGCCCATGCCATCGAAAGACGGAGGCATGGACTACCCGCCTTCCGAACCGCCCGCCGTATTCGACAACTCGGACGACGCGCATGCCTACTCCGCCCAGATGCACAACGCGGACATGGGCGACCAGGGCAGCGGCGGCGCCGCGCCGGCATCCGGAGACGCGGCCTAAAGGCAGTGGCTGGTGGTTGGTGGCTGGTGGACAGTGGGTTTGCCAGCACCCAGCGCAACTAGCACCCAACATCCAGCGGAACCCGCCTCTCAACAATGAAGTACATCCAGCCCCAGAACCAGGTAGACGGGAAGCGCGAAGTTCACCCGTCCCAACGGCAGCATCACGTAACGCCGATCACCCCGCAGCTCTACGTGGTCACGGCGGTCTCAAACCCCAACCGCTATTACTCGCGGTACAAGCTGTATCAGGCGTTCGAGAAGATGGTGGCGGACGCCGGCGCCATCCTGTACACCGTGGAACTGGCGTTGCGCGACCGGCATTTCGAAGTCACCTCGCCGGATAATCCGCGCAACATTCAGCTCCGCTCGCCCTCGATCGTCTGGCACAAAGAGAACCTGCTGAACATCGGGGTGCGCCATCTGCCGGAAGATGCCGAGTACGTAGCGTGCATCGACGCCGATGTGCTGTTCGCGCGGCCGGATTGGGTGCAGGAAACCTTACATCAGTTGCAGATCTACCGGGTAGTGCAGATGTGGTCGGACTCGATCGACCTGGGCCCCGAGTTCCAGCCCATCGCGACCTGTAAGAGCCTGCTTTCGACGTACCAGCGGGACAAGAAGATTCTACAGCCGTTGAATCCGGGCCGCAAGACCATGGCCGCGGCGCCCGCGCCGGTCGAAACCGGCATGAACTACCAGGGCGGCAAAGGATTGCTCCACACCGGCTACGCCTGGGCGTGGCGCAGAAGCGCGCTGTCGGACGTGGGTGGATTCGGAGATATCGGGATCCTGGGATCGGGCGACCGCCACATGGCCTACGGGCTCATCGGCGAGATCAACAAGTCGTTCCCAACCGGCATCGCGGAATCCTACAAGCAGTACTGGAGCACCTGGCAGGAGCGGGCCGAGGAGCACATCAAGCGCAAGGTGGGCGTCGTCTCAGGGACGCTGATGCACTACTGGCACGGCTCGAAACAGCACCGGAGATACCAGGACCGCTGGAAAGTCCTCGTGGACGATAAGTTCGATCCGTCCAAGGACCTGAAATACGACTTCCAGGGCGTGCTCGATCTGAACGAGAAAAACATCAAGCTGCGCGACGACGTGATCCAGTATTTCGCCGTGCGCAACGAGGATTCGATTGACTTGTAGACAGCCTCAACTCGGCATGGTCATGCCCCGCACCAAGCACGAAATCGAGGCGATGCTGGAGCGCTACACGGCACAGCAGATCGAAGACGACCCCATTCTGCGCTACCTGCGCGACAAACTGCACAAGCGCGTATTCGGCGGCTAAACCACCAGCCACCAGCCACCAACCACCAGCCACTTTCAATGCATCCCCCGTCATACGTTCCCTCGGAACAACGGACTAATTTCGACCCTTCCGTCGTATCCGGAGGTGCGCATCATCCGTTATCTACGGTGGCCGCCTTCCCTCCGGAAGATGTGCCGGCGGATCCAGCCCTACAGACCGACGCAGAAATCCTCATGGAAGCCCATGAGCACTTCACCGCGGCCGAAAGCTGGGAACGTCCGTTTAGAGAAAGAGCCAGACAGGAGTTTGAATTTGTCGACGGCCTCAAACACTGGGATGCCCAGATGCTCGAGGAAAGAAAAGGCCGGCCATGCCTCACGTTCGACCGGATAGGCCCCGCCGTCGACCAGGTGGTGAACGATGCCAGACAGTCGCCGCCCGAACCGCGTTTATCGCCCGTCGGACAGGGAGCCGACAAAGAGACCGCTGAAGTATTGCAAGGCCTCGTCCGCAACATCGAGAACGATTCCAATGCGCGCGTGGTCTGGGCCACGGGTTATGAGCATGCGGTAAAGTGCGGCCGCGGCTGGGTTCGCATTCTGACCGAATGGGAAGACGACGAGTCATTCAAGCAAAAAATCGTCTTAAAGCGCGTCGCCAATCCCTTCTCGGTCTATCCGGATCCGGGAGCGGACGAGTTCGACTATTCGGACATGCGGCGCTGCTGCATTACCGAAGACATCGAAGAGTCCGTTTACAAGGAGATCTACCCGGACTCGAAAGCCGCCGGGCTTTTCGATTTCCAGTCCATCGGCGATCAGATCCGCAAGGACTGGTTCCCCAAAGGTTCCGTTCGAGTCGCCGAATACTGGAAGGTCATCACCGTGCGCTCGCGCAGGGCGCTGCTCGAAGATGGACAGATCAAGCGCGAAGACGAGATCACCGACCAGGACAGGGTTCGCACCTGGCGCCCCGTCGAGACGCGCATGGTGAAGGGCTACAAGATCAACGGCGTGGAGATCCTGGAGCGCTGGGACTGGCCCGGCAAGTGGATCCCGATTGTGCCCATCATCGGCCGCGAAGTGGTGGTCGACGGGAAGCGCACCGTAAGGGGCATGGTCCGTCCAGCCATGGACGCCAATCTGTCCTACGATTTCATGCGCTCGAAAGAGGCTGAAGCCATCGGGTTATCGCCTCTCTCCCAATGGTTAGTCGCCAAGCAACAGATCGAGAACTATGCGGCCAAGTGGGCGGAAAGCAACCGCAAAGCCTACGACACCCTCGAATACGATCCCATCATGCACGAGGACGGGCAGACGCCCGTGCCACCGCCGCAAAGGATTTCGCCCTCGGTCGATACCTCCGCCATCACCGGCGCGATCGCGCACGCGGCAGATGACATCCGGGCGACCACTTCGATGTACCGGCCGGACATGGGAGAGCAGACCCCGGACCAGTCGGGCCGGGCGATTTTAGCGATTCAGCGGCAAGGCGACAACGCGCACTTCAATTACCACGACAATTTGGCAGTCAGCCAGATGCACGCCTTGCGCATCATGCTGAACCTGATCCCGAAAATCTACGACGAAGAACGCCTGGAAACGATCTTTGATCCGGATGGCTCCGTAAGACAGGTCTGGCTCAACAAACCCTTCATGGAGACCAAGACCGCCCTGCAGAAGATTTACGACGTCAAGGGCGCCGCGCGCTACGACGTCACCCTCGGTTCCGGACCGTCGTATGCGTCGCGTAGAGCACAAGCGCAGGACCAGCTCATGCAGTTGACCACGGCTATCCCGGCGGTGATGAGCCGCGCGGCCGACCTGGTGCTGAAGACTTTCGACGTGCCGGGCGTGGATGAGATTGCGGATCGCGTAAGGCCTCCGGACATTCAACAGTCCCAGGACGGGCAGATGCCGGTACCGCCGCAAGTTCAACAGCAGCTCGCCCAACTCCAGCAGCTTTTGCAGATGGCCACCCAGCAGATCCAATCGCAGGCCGAGGAACTCCGGGCCCAGCGGTTGACCAACGAATCGAAAGAGCGCATCGCCGCCGGCACGAATGCCACCAATCTGGCCATCGCGGACCTGAAGCTCGGCGCGCAACAGTCCCTCGAAATGATGCAGACGCAGTACGACGCCATCAACCGGAAGCTGGCCGCCATGGAAGCACAGCAATCCCAGGCCGAAGACCAGCAGCACCAAAAAGAGCTGTCCGAACAACAGCACTTACAGCAGATGGCGCAGCAGGCCGCCCAGCAGCCGCCCGGTGGCATGCCGGGGCCCGGCGGGATGCCTCCTGCGGGCGGTCCGCAGTCCGCAGCAGCATAAAGAACGGGTGCTGGGTCCTGGGTGCTGGGTTCTGGTTAAGGACTCGCGCGCACGGCGCACCGGCACCTAGCACCCCCAGCACCCAATGAAATTAGCCCTCCTGGCTCTCCTGGCTACCGCTGCGTTTGCGCAGAACAGCCTGTATCTCACGACTGCGGACTCCACGGTCATGCCGGGATCCCAGATCGTTGTGGACGTGATGTACTCGGGCGCCGAAATCGCCGGCGTGCAGTTTTTGAGTTCCATCCTGGGCAGCAAAATGAAAGTGGCCGCCGGCAGCGCGGCGGCCGCAGAAGCAAAGAAGGTCTACTGCAATCCGGCCCTCTTCTGCATGGTGATCGGGTACAACGCCACGCAGATGAATAGTGGGCAGGTAGCGGCATTCACGTTCAATGCCCCCAGCAAAAAAGGCACCTACCAATACGTGATCGGGCCTGCCCTGGGCGTCTCGCCCACCGGCGCAGCCATCGCAGTAACGCCCGGAGCTGCTCTGACGATCACGGTTGAATGAAAACGGGTTCTGGGTGCTGGGTTCTGGGTCCTGGCAAACCGGCTCACGACTCCCCTGGATGCAGCGTCATGTCGTGATGAAATTCCGCTAGGCCGGCAACGGGAATACGCCGGTTGTCCGCCGGCGCCCCCACGCACACAAATTCAGGGTGACAGCGGCCGTCCGCAATGCAGTAGTCGCATAGTACAGCTACGGCTCCGGCCATAGGCAGGCCGCACTGGAAGCATCCCCAGCAGCCATATTCCGGGACCGGATCGGGAATGCGCCGGTCCATCATCATAATGTTGCGCACCGACTCGTTTTCGACGCCGCAACAGCAGCATTTACCCAGCTTCGTGGGCGCAGGCTCCTCGTAATCGTAGTCCCGTCCCATGGGACAGAGTTTAGCAAAGCTATAGCCCACGGTCCCCCATGTCCGACGAGGATCTGTACGCCGTCTGGCTGCGCGCCCGCGGGGATTGCAGAACAGCGGTACCGGAGATTGAAAAAGTCAAGATCGTCCGCGCACTGCGGGAGCAGCAATTGGAGCAGCCCTTTGCTCTGGAATTCTGTGGAATCTGCAACACCCGCGCGCGCGGGCCGCACCACGCAGGGAGATAATTCATGTCACTCACTTCTTTTACCGTAGGCGCCAACCAGGTCCTGGCCGTCGTCGAGGGCGATCCCTCTAACGCCTCCGCGGCAGCTTCCACCATCGTACTGGCCGATGCCGAAAACCTCACGTCGCTCTATGCCCGCCTGTGTCAATCGGTGGGCATGCTCTTGAATCAGAGCGGCACTTACGACCGGCAGCGATCGGCGATCGGCACCACCGGCATTCCCGCGGTCTCGACGGAATCGACCAAAGCCACGTATTCGGCTTGCTCGCTGGACGTGACGCCGGCAGCCACCGCTACGGATTTCTTTTCGCTGGTGGGTTCGTCATCGAAAGTAGTCCGGCTGCTTTACGTACAGATCTCCGGGATTGCGACCGCCGCGGCTTCGCGGGATATCCAACTGGTCAAACGGTCGACGGCGAACTCTGGCGGTACGCTTACCAATCCCACCCCATGCCAGCATGATTCTAACGATGCGGCCGTGAGTGCGACGGTGCAGCTCTACAGCGCGAACCCTACGCTGGGATCTTCCGCAGGAGTCGCCAGAGCGGCAGTCTTGAATTTAGGAGCAGCGGGCGGGGCGGGCGTCATTACGTGGGACTTTACCAATAGGAACGATAAAGCTCTGGTCTTACGCGGAGTAGCGCAGAGTTTGAATTTGAACTTTGTAGGACAGGCTGTACCTTCGGGAACTTCGATTGACGTAAGCATCACTTGGACGGAGGAATGATCAGCCTCATAGGCTGGTGAGCTTCGAGTACCGTAGGACGCAAAGAGCACCGGGCCAATGGGTGAGCCGTTGATTGCCGCGCACCTTTAGCCGCATGGTTCCAGTGGACTCAGCTAGCGGCCATTCCCGCACGGCGTGATTCAGTCAGCTATCACCTGGCACCAGCAGCCGGGCATTACTGGATTGGCGATATCTGGCCTCAGACTCTTCACCAGCTTACGCAGGAGTGAAACGCTAACGTACTTCACGACGAAGACGCCAACCTCTCGGCACATGTCGCTTCCGTCGTTTTGGTGCGTCTTGCCGACCATTGCACGCTCGCCGATACGGGGCTGATAAGAGAACCAATGAAAGTGTTCTCCGGTCAGAGTAAGGACCGCCCCCACGATAGCCCCTTCGCCGTGCGGTGCATTCACAGCTAATTTCAGTTCGTGGATTGTGGCCATAGTTCTCCACATTATAGCTTTTGCGGCCACCTAGACTATCGCGACGTGCGGGGAGTGCCCCGAATCCAAACCGGCCGCCCATGCGGTAAGCGCCGCCTGACAGTCAACCGCCCACCCATTGGCCCATCATCACTCCGGCTCTACGGCAATCGAAGCTCGCCAACCTATCAGCAGTTTCAACTAACTGACTAACAGTAAAGGAACAAATGGACGTAGCAGATCTCATCATCGAGTCAAGAACGCAAGACGCCGAAACCATTCAAAAAGTCCTGGAGCAATCCGGACACACCAACTTCCAGGCTGAAACGCATACCGATCATCCTGAAGCCGAGGCTCCTCCTGCGGAACCCGCACCACCGGCCGCAGCAGCACCCGCACCTCCTACGCCTGCCGCCGAACCGACACCCAGGACCGGGGAACCAGCACCGGCTGACCAAAAGCCCGTCCGCGGCTACAAGCTCAAGTTAGAAGTTGCGCGCGAAGAGAACGCCCGCCTGAAGGATGAAATCGCCAAGCTGAGCAGGGGAACTGCGCCCGCGCCCGCCACGCCGGCAGCCGAACCAGCACTCAGGACCCAGGACCCAGCACCCGCCGCCGCACCCAAGCCCAAGCCCACGCCCGAGAGTTTTGAAAACGGCGTGTACGATCCGGCTTACATCGAAGCGGTGAGCGACTGGAAATACGACGAACGCCGACGCCAGGAGCGCGAGGAAGAAACCGCGCGCGTCACCCGCGAACAGGACGAAGCCAAACGAAATGCGAATACCCGTGACGAGACGGCTTTCAAAGACTGGTGGAACGGCCAGATCCACGAAGCCAAAGCCCGCCACGATGATTTTGATGCCGTGATGACCAAAGATCACGGCAGACCCATTGTCAATCCCGTGATGTACGAGGCGATGCAATCGGCGGATCAGGGTGCGGAGCTGGCCTATTGGCTGGGTACGCATCCCGACGAATCCGAGCGGATCTCCAAACTCACGGCATTGCAACCGGGCGAGACCGCCGTGGATTTCCGTAAGAAGCTGCGCTTGGCCATGATTGAGCTGAGCAAAATAGAGCTTCCGGATTTCTCGGCCGAAGACGACGACGACGAAGCGCCGCAGCCTGCTGCCCCCGTGGCGGCTGCTCCGCCTGCCGCAGCTCCGGCCCCTAAAGCTGCTGCTGCTGCCGCCGCCGCCGCCCCTCCGGCCCGTGTGGCCACGCCCGCAACGCCCGCTTCGAAGCCAGCCCCTCCGAGTCCAGTCGGCTCGCGCGGCGCCGGTTCCCGGAAACGCTTGTCTCAGATGAGCACCGAGGAACTGCGCTCGCTCACGACCGACCAGTACCGCAAGCTGCGCGTGGAAGAGTACGGGCAATAGCGCCTATAGGCGGGCGGCTCCGGTCGGGAGATAGTGGCCGCCCAAAATTTCTAACTTGGGTTCTGGGTGTTAGGTGCTGGGTGCTGGTTTAAGACTCGGCGCTTTTACACGGAGCCCGCAACTAGCGTCGCGAGACGCGAGGAAATCGCATGAACGACCTTTTGAATCCGGTCGCCATTCTGCAGGACAGCTTGGAGCGGTGGGAGAACAACGCCGTATTTTCCAAGTATGTTTCGCGGGAATTTGACGACAAGTTCGCCGTACCGAATGAAAAAGTCGGGTATACCATTAGCTAATTAGTGGCATGGCCGAGTAATCGGTCACCGAAACTCTCCGTGAACTGCTGGAAAACCTAAAGCCGAAAGCGGCCATGGCAATCAGCAACCAAGCTCCTCATCCGAGGAGAAGGCTCAACGACTAGAGCGCAAGCTCGTAGCTCCAAGCGGAGCGAAGTGCGGAGTACCCCTCCGGGGTAAAGATATAGTCTGGCCTGCATTGAAAAATGCAGAAGGCGGTGCTTAGCGCGCACCGTCGCAACAATAGCGAAATGCCCGAGTTCCGGTCAGGTTCCGCGGCCGCCGCGGCGACGCCGCACAGCCCGAAGCCATCCGCGAGCAGATGGTCCCCATCACCATCAACACCCTGTGGGGACAGGATCTGCAGATCTCCGATCAGGATCTGGTCTTAACCATCGACCGGTTCGGAGAGCGCTACACCGAGTCTTCCTCGTCCATCATCGCCCAGATGATCGACGGCGACGGCCTCGACCAGGCGTATCAGAACTGTTTCAACCAGGTGGGCACCCCCGGCGTCACGCCGGCCTCGCTGGCCACGTATACCCAGGCGAAGATCGTCCTGGAAAACGCGGCCTGCCCCACTAACGAGCAATTCCGCTCGCTGGTAATCAACCCCGACGCCCAGGGCAACGCTTTGGGCTTTAACTTTAATTTCCTCCTGCCGACCAAGGAAGTCAGTGACCAGTACATCTACGGCAACATGGGCCGTGCGGTGGGCTGGAAATGGTCGATGGACCAGAATGTCTCGCAAGCCATCGTCTCGAACCTGGGCAACCCGAGCAATCTGGCCTCGAACCCGCTCGTCAACGGCGCCAACCAGACCGGTGCCTCGCTGATCACCAACGGCTGGGATGCTTCGCAGACCATCCTCAACATCGGCGATATCATCTCGATCGGTTCGGGAACGACCGCCTGCATCGGAGTGAACCCGCTGTCTTACCGCTCGACGGGCAAGCTGCGGACTTTCGTGGTAACCGCTACGGTAGTCTCCGATGGTTCGGGCAACGCCACCATCCCCATCTCCCCCGCGATCTCGAACGACACCACCTCGCCGTTCCAGACCGTGGTCGCGCTGCCGACCAACGCGGCTGTCATCAACGTGTATGGCCAGGGTTACGCGCACTTCTCGAACATCGCCGGCGTCACCAGCCCGCAAAACCTCGGCTTCCATAAGCAGGCCTGCACGCTGGCCGTGGTCAAGCAGGAAACCCCCGGCGGGTTGGACTGGTCCGAGCAGGTGATCAATCCCAAGCTGGGCATGGCCATGCGTCTCACGCGCGGCTTTTTGATCGGCTCGAACGAGCGCATCACGCGCCTCGAAGTTTTGGGCGGGTGGAAGACCATCCGGCCGGAATGGATGGTGCGCATCTGCGGCTGAGAAAGCAGTGGCTGGATGCTGGTGGCTGGTGGCTGGTGGATTAGTCCTCCGGAAACACAACCACTAGCCACTAGCCACCGACCACAAGGCCACATCGCGAAAGGAAAAACTACGACCATGAAAAAACTCATCACTTCCCTGATGCTTCTCGCCGCTCTGTGCGCGATCGCCGGCGCGGCTCCCACGGTACTTCCTACCACCACGCTTTCGGCGGCGGTGACCAGCAGCCAGAACTATGTGTTTCTGGCCTCTGTAACCAACGTCACCGGCCCCAGCCAGCCCGTATCGAACGGCGATATCGGCAACCCCACAGGCGCGTCCTGGACGGTGCTGTGGGTCGGCTCCGAAGCCATCCGCGTCACCCAAACGCCCGGCACCAGTTCTCAACCCGTTTATGTAGAACGGGGCTGGCAGGGCACTCCCACCGAAGCCCATAACTCGGGCGATCTGGTCTGGGTGGCATCGCCTTACCAGTTGTATTACAACGTCGGAGCACTCCCGGCGGGCGCCTGCACGCGCGCCAGTCTCTCAGTCGTTCCCCAGATCAACATCCACACGGCCGTCATTTCCGACTGCCTGGGTGGATATTGGGTGAACGGCGTGGGGACGGCCCTGCCTCCTTCGCACATTCAATCGCCGGTAGTCGGCGGCATCGCGGTCACTTCTTTGACCAACGGTGTGGCCATGCCGGTGTCGGATATGTCCTGCACCGAAGTGTTTGTGCCCTACAACAAACTGTTGACGGGTATCGGATTGCTTAACGGCGCCACCGCTTCGACCGACAATCACCTGGTGGTGCTCTACGATGCCACGGGCAACCTGCTGGCCAATAGCGCCACCGCGGGTGTCACGGCATCCGGAGCGTCGGACTACCAGTACATCGCGTTCACGTCGAAGTATTTTGCCGTGGGCCCGGCGCAGTATTACGGTTGCTACCAGACCAACGGAACCACCGGCTTAGTGCACATGGCGGATTCCGCCACTGGCGCAGATACCATCTGGGCCGGCTATATCGGCACGCAAACCTTCGGGACCATTCCCGCAACGATCACCGTTCCTACCACTTTCACGACAGCCCAGGGCGTCATGTTGGCGCTTTATTAATCTTGGCAGTACGTTGGAACGACGACTTCTGACGTATTGCTTCAGGAGGGTCACATTGTTTCTCCCCGTGACCCTCCTGCCTTTATTCATTTGTATTCACTTAGGATTTTGATGTTCTGGCGAGCTTCGTGCTTTTGATCCACACGTGCTTGAGGCAAATGGGTGAGCGTCTCGGTGTTGCGGACCTCCTGCCGCATGCGCGACTATCATAGCTAGCAGCACTAGACAGGACGGCGAACATCTGAAATGAAATTCTGCGCTGCACACTGGACGCAATTACGTAGCGCGATCGAGGATCGCGGCCTCATGCGCTTCGTCAGCAACAACGGCGAGCAAGCTGCGACCAAAATAGAGGCTGAGCTGTCCGGAGCGCCCCGCGCTGAAACCTGGGACCCGTTGATGGCCGCGAACTTCGCAATTTGGAATAACGCCCTCGAAATGGGCGGCGGCTACCTCATCTTCGGCGACGAGGATGGAAACCCCTACTGTCCTATCTGTGAGTCCATCAAACACAACAGCTACCCGGCGGAATGGTGGATAAACCATGCCGCAGACGAGCAGTTGGATCGCGCGAAGGAACTCGGTTTCGTGAAAGAGACGCCGATACAGTGATCCCCGGTCTGCACCGTTAGGCCAAAAGCCCGTACCCAGACCAGTCGCGCATGCGGTAAGCGTCGCCTGACAGTCCATCGCCCACCCATTGGCCTCGTGTAGTTCGACTCTTCGGCATCCGAAGCTCAGCGACCCATAAGCCTTATTCAAGTTTCACCCCTCAGACTTGAATAACTCACCCGGCAATTCAACCAAACCTGAATAAGGAACGTCCATGCGCATCAACACAAAAGTAACTCTCGCTCCAGGCACGCCTATCAACGTAGCCGCAGCCTTAGAACTGACAGACAACCACATGGCCAACCGGGTCTCGATTCAAATGGCCACTGGCGGATCGGGCTTAGGCTACGTCATGGACGGCATCGCCGTAGGCCGCACGCCGGCGACCACCAATGCCTCGGATGTGACGGTGGAGCTGTATCCCGCCACTTCGACGGCGCCAGGCGGGCAATACTCCGATCCGGAAGCGGCTATCGACTTCTCGATGTCGCCGGCGATTGATTTGTCCATGTTGTGGATCGACGGCGCCGAGGCCGACCCGGTGAGGATCTCGGCCGTGCTGAATATCTGACGGGAGCTACAATCGAACTAATGACAATACCGATTCCCGTCGTGCGCAGCCGTTTTACGCCGCTCGAAGTATTGTTCAAAACACCCGGCGATGCGATCGCGTGGGTCAAGGGTGACTTGGCCTGGTTCACCTCGAAAGATGGCCGCAGTAGGCACCCGGTAGTGATCGACAGCCAGGTCTGCGGGCATCGCGAGAACCCCGGCAAGGCATGCTACGAGTGCCTGTTCGTCGCCGAAGGGAACGAGCGCTTTTGCGTGCTGGCTACCGCGCTCTCTGTTCGCGAGCCATGGGAGCCGGAGCGTAAATCGTGACCGGCCATACGTTACATCCGATGCACAACGCCGTACTGGTCGAGATGCGGCCGGAAGAGGAGCGCTATGCGGGCGTCGTCATCATCCCGGGCACGTCGCTGCACTCGGGCCAGTGGGATGAGGAAGGCGGCACGGCGGGGCGGTATTCCGACATCGGCACAGTGGTCGAGACAGGCGCGGGCTACAAGTACGGCAAGAAGTTCATCCCGGACTTTTCGGGCAGCAAACAGGGCAAGTTTGAAATCCTGGTGCATGACCCGCCATTACCGCTCACAGTGAAAGAGGGCGATGTTGTCGTCCTTGCGCACAAGGGCGGGGAAGACTGGATCGAGAACGGCCGGCGGTACCGGATTATCTCCGAAGCGCATATTGAGGCGGTCTTGGAAGAGGGTTCTGGGTTTTAGGTGCTGGGTGCTGGCCGTGACTAAAGCGCCGCTACCTCAGTCTACTGGAACCATGCGGTAAGCGGTCCCTGGCAGACAACCATCCACGATTGGCCTGGATATCCCGAAGGATCTGCGGCAATCGAAGCTCACCAAAGCATCAAAGATGTTATCTTCCAGTAATGAGAACCCCCACCGAGTTACTGATTCAATGCTTTGACGTATTAGGCTCTAATGGCTTTCACGTAGAAGCCTCTCAAATGAAAGAGCATGTCAAAAGAGGCGCCCGCACAGACGCCCAGGCAGAAGCTATCCTCAACGGATTCGAAAGGGTAATCCGTGCTGCATTGAAAAATGCGGAAGCCGAGCAGCAGCCGGAACAGGAACCTTTCCACACTGAAACACCCTCACAGGAACCGGAAGACCCTGCCGCAAAGGCCGCCACGGAATAACAAGGTTTGGCGGCCGGGGAGCCAGCGCCTCCCCCGGCGCTTTGCCGGCTCCGCTAAGCGGGTACGGCAGATGAAAATGGCTGAGATCCGGCCGCCAAAGTAAAACGAAATGGAAATCTCCCGGCGTGGCTTACTCGGTACGTTCCTGGCAGTGCTCGCCGGCAAGGCCATGGGTCCGGTCGAGCTGGGCGCCACCAAGCCGAAAGCCTGGCGGGAAGCTACTATCGTGGCGCCGCCTCGCCAGCGCGCTTTTCTGACGCTGCAGCAAATCTCAAACGCCTTGTTGGCTGCGATCGAGGAAGAATTCAGCTATGCGGGGCTGCCTTCGATCGGCGTCGCCCGGCCTGGGACGGTTGCCGGCCGCCCGGTGCGTTTCGGCGACTCCTGCAACTTCCGGTTGCCCCCAGCGCCCTTTTACGTCCGATCATTCGACCCCGTGCCAGAGCCCCCGCTTTACATGCCCTGCAGGGCAGCGACAGCCACGTTCATGGACAGTTTGGGGGTTGATCTGGATTGCTCCGCCATGGAGATGCCATTTGCGGCTTTTGAAGAGCGTGTGATCAAGACAGCGGCGATCCAGATGGCGCATGTGCTCAGCGACCGCGCTTATCACTATGCGCGCGATGCCCGCACGCCGCGCAGCCGGGTTGTGATGGCAACGCTTGAACGGGAGGTGCCGGCCGGCGTGGACGGCGCGGTGGCCACTAGCGATAACGCCGGGCTCAGCACGGTGGTCTTGTCCGCCCCCAACCGCCCGGACATCTTGCGGTTTGAGATGTACATCGGGTTCGGAACGCGGCCCGCATGACTCGCATCGGGCTATACTCCGCACAAGCTGCCGCACAATACGGCACGGTGATCTGGTCTACGCCATCGGGTGGGGAAGCGGAAATCACAGCTATCGGATATCCTGACCTGCCATATCTCTGGGAAGATGCGGTCAAGCTGGAAGTGGTCGAGTACTTGAGGGATGGGCGAGACAAGACCGCACCGCGCACCAGATCGTATTGTGGTTATCCACGAGGGAAAAAAGATGCCCTGGTCGCGTCCAGCAAATGACCATCAAGGACTGGATTAGGGCGGACCGCACTCAGCCGATCATTTACGAAGGTGAAAGCATACCCGAATTCGTGGCCATGTTGCGAACGATCGACTGGTATCCCAAATTCGGGTGGGGCCCCGCCAGAGAGGCGGATTTCCAGCACTTGCTTCTGGCCCGGCGCATTGTGGGCAATCCAACCGGGCAACGCGACGTTCGGCCGGATGCCGACCTGCTGGGCTATGCCTGCGGCCGGACATGGAGCGCGGAATTCTGATGGACGACACCACGTTCGATATCAGCGACGTCGAGGCCGCCCACGATGAAGTGTGGAATCTCGGCACCATCGAAATATGGCCCCGGCCGCGCGTAGGCGATCGCTACGTGATGACTTACTGGCCGCGTGAGAATATCGTGCAGCGGATTTTGCGCAAGCTGCGAATTATGAATCCTGCCCAAGTGGTGAGCGTGGAACTGGCAGCCACGGCAGAGGGCCGAAATGAACTTGCGCATCAGCGCCCCGAGGGGA